CTGCCCAGGGGCGTACTTAAGATGTCCGCGATGGACTGTCGCAAATGCTCGATGCCGGATATGGGTTGCCCGGTGTGGCGATCCATTCCGATCATCTGGCTTAGCCCTCCTGGGCGGCGTATTCGCTGTTAGCCTTCAGGAAGGCCACAGCCTCTTTATCGGACTCCGGCACCACCACCAGGTGCCTGGCCACCGGGTAAGTACGATCGGTGTCAGGCACAACCAGCGTGCGCGACGTGTAGACCAGATCGCGGAACGTCAGCGACGCTTGCGCGGCCGGGGCCTGTTCTTCGGTTGCGGGCTTCTCGATGGTCTTGGCCATGATTTCTCCGGGCATGAAAAAGCCCGCACGCGGCGGGCTGTAAATGGATAGGGTTAATGCTTATGGTTCGGGGTGTTGCCGAGCGTATCAATGATCGTCCCAAGCCCTGTTATATTGCCTGTAACGAGCAAAGGGCCATCGACTTTGACAGAGCCAATAAGCCCAATATCACCAGCCGTTACGGTAACGGCGCTGTCTGTCACTACAGCTGAAGCACCGCCGACCGATATGGACACAGTGCCGGTGGGAAGCGTGATGTTGTACGTCTTGGCCTCCCAGTCGTAAACCAGCGAACCGCCATCATCAAAACGCCAAACCTCGACATGATCACGGTTATCCGGCTGGCCGCCGGCATTGCCGTACAGACCAGGAATAAACGTACCCATGCCCGCCTGGCCGCTGGGATTAAACAACACCCCCTGCTCGCCCAGGCTTGGCGCCCGCCAGTGCCGCGCCTTACCGGCCGCCAGGCTGTGCCAGCGCACCCAGGCGCTCGTCCATTCGCCGTTACTGACACGCACCGCCGGGGCCGCCAGATCAACACCGACCACCACACAGGGCATCAGCATGGCGGCGATCATGCGGTCATGTTCCGCACTGGCGTAACTCACAAAAGATCCTCGGGCGCCACCGGCCCGTCGCCAGGCTCCATATTGAAAACCAAAGAGCCAGGCGGTTCATCGGGCCACGGCCAAGTGAACTCCCCAACCTCGAAAGGCTGGATCCACTGCACCGACCACATGACGAACTGCTCAAGCTCCTGTGTCGGGGCTTCAGGCTGGGCGTGGACCTGCTCCGGCGGGCCGGTGACAAAATCCAAATCCCACCACTGATCCTTAAGCACTGTCGTCATTTGAGCCGCCAAGATAGCGGCCTGTAACGACGCCTTGGGGCGGTCTACATCAACCAAAATGCAGGATTGGAAACGGCCAATCAGCGCCGTTTTCCCTTCCCCTCGATCCGTGCCCAGGGTCATATCGGTAATGCCGTACAGCAATGCCGGTGTGTTTACCTGGGCGTCCAGCTCGGGAAACTGCTCAACGTGCAGCACCCGGGGCATACGCTCGCTGATAATCCGAGTGATCGCATCATGTAATGTCGTCAGTTCGCTCATTGGGCACGCTCAGCACCAGGTCAACCATGCCAGAGCCGTCAGGCTTCAGGCGCACGACCTTGTAGCGGCCACCACCCAACGCGGGAGGCAGCTCAATGGTAAGAAAGTCCCCCCTTTTGACGCCCTGCACGTCGACCACTCGCGCGGTCAGGGTGGGTTCTAAAACCTCGTCGGCATTGATTGCCGCGCCCAGCCGCACAGCGCCACCCTTGCCACCGCCGATTTCGGCGCCGACAAATGGCGAGGCAAACGCACCGAAGACTCCACGACCATCTGCCAGCGTCGCCGGATCGCCCAGGCGTTCAACCGCCAGGGCGTCCATGCGATCAGCCAGGGCCCGAAAGCCACCGGCCATTACTGGATCAACAGGGCTTCAGCGAAGCCGCCAGACGCATCAGTCAGCAGTTTGCCGAACGGCACAGCATCCGCAGTGCCATCAGCGACCAACGTACCGGCCAACACACTGACCTTGACGCCTGCCTTCAGCGCACCGGTGACAGGCAGCACCCAGGCATCACCCAGCACGCCGGTAAAGGCCTGGCCTTTTACCGTGTCTTCCAGCGGGATCACCACCAGGGCGTTGATCGCCACAGGCACGCCTGCTTTGGTGCCGCCAGTAGGGGATACAAACGTGCAGGACCGGCCGGCACCCGAATAATTCTTAGCCATCGCTCAATTCTCCAGAACGCAAAAACAACAAACCCCGCACTTGGCGGGGCTTCCAGATACATCGTCTTGTTACTTGCCGGCAGCGCCGTACAAGCCACGGAAGTCCGATGGCGCCACGCCGGCGTCGATACGCACCTTGCTGGCTACGCCGTCGACGGTGAAGCCGTTTTGCTGCTCCACGTACGGGGTATCAATGCCATTGAGGTAGGCCACTTCGATGGTGTCGCTGCCTTGCTTGGCGGCCATGAACCAGCCCGACGACGAGCTGTCATCCAGGCGTGGTTCGCCGATCACTTTGGCAAAGCCCCGGATCGGGTTAATGATCCCGGAATTCACATCAGCGCCCGGCACAGAGGCCGAGTTGATCAACTGGTTGGCTTTGTCCTCAAGCGCAACCGGCGTCAGCACGTACGCGGGACGAATGTTCAAGGTGCGGGGCTTGACACCTTCAACTTGCGTTTTCTGCGAAGCCATCGCGGTCTTGCCGGCGATCAGGCTGGCAATCGACAGCTCAGAGCTTGCACCGCTCGCCCAGTTCTTGCGGGAGGCATCAAACAGCGGCTTGCCATCGCGCATCTTCGGTGGACTGGTCAACACTGCATAGACCAAATCACCGATGGTCGCGCGGGCCGCCATGCCCATTTTGTAAGGCACGTCACTCAACAACGACAGGTCGTCGTTGATGATCGCCTGACGGGTGATCGAAAACAGCTCGCCATAGGTGGCCAGCGTGATCGGCTCGCCGCGATCACTCAGGGTGATGTGCTTGTACTCGGCGCCCGGGCGCACTTCTCGCAAACTCGGGAACTCGCCCAGGCCGACGCGCGAAGAGGTTTTGAAGTCGCTCAACTGGCCTTTTTTGGTCCAGAGCTGGAACGTCTCGGGGGCTTCTTCCCAGCCGGTCAAAACCGACTTTCCCGCGATATCCAACAGGATTTGCCCGAAGTCGCTGGAGCCGTGAGTGAAGGCCAGGCCGACCATCTGCATAGGGTTGAGCGTGGCCACCAGAATGCCGCGCTCGGTCAGCGAGGCGCGCGCCAGTTCGTTAAGGCGCATATGGTTGAGCCCGTTGCTGGCTTCGATTTGGGCAATGCCGATACGCGCCTCCAAGGAAGCACGCACCGAATCGCCAACCAGATTGCCGTTGGAAATATGACCGTGCAGGCCCGGGATATTGGAAGGCGTGGTCTGCTCACCCAACTTAGCCAACAACTGCGCCCGGGCACTTTCAACCGTGCAGGCCATGTCAGCGACGCAAGCCTGAAGCAGCTCAGGATGGACAGTCGCGAAGCTACCGAAAGCAGCAGTGATACCGGTCCGGCGTACGCCTTCCTCGGCAATGACCTGGGCGCGAATCTGATCAGTTGACAAGGAATTTGCCGGAGCCGCAGCCGGGGCAGGCGCGGGTGCTGGAGCCGGTGCAGGCACTTGGTTACGCGGGTTCATCAGGCTGTTAAAAGCTTCTGGCGGCATGTGTTCAAACTCCTGCATGCGTTTCGATTTGAGTTGTGCGGCAGCCACCAGTGGATCAATCAACTGATCAGCAAAGCCGGCTGCCACCGCCTCGCTGCCATCCATCCATGTTTCATCCTTCAACAGCGCGTGGATTTCTTCCGCGCTCTTGCCGGTCTTGCTGACGTAGGCCTGCACCAACGTTCCTTCAACCTTGTCGAGCAGGTCGGCATAGCGGCGCATATCGTCCGCATCGCCGCCCTGTGCGCCCCAGGGCTTGTGGATCATCATCATGGCGTTGGTCGGCATGTACACCTTGTCGCCCGCCATCGCGATCACGCTGGCCATAGAAGCCGCCAGACCGTCGATGTACACATCAACGCGGGCCGGGTGGGCCTTGAGCGTGTTGTAAATCGCCATGCCGGCGAACACATCGCCACCGGGAGAGTGAATGCGCAGATTGATTTGTGACACGTCACCACAGGCGGCCAGATCCTGGGCGAACTGCTTGGCGGTGATACCCCATCCGCCGATCTCGTCATACAGCAGGATCTCGACACTACCGCGCGCCATGGCGCGCATTGAGTACCAACTCTCCACTGGCTGGTTTGCCGCCGTAATCACGGACGATACCGACGACTGAACCGACGCCCTGGGCATCATCAGCGGCGAGGTTTCACGCTTTCTCTTTTTCGTTTGATAGGTCTGCATTGACGGTCACTTTCCCGTAGAACTTGTGATAGGCGTCGGAGCTGAACACCAGCCCTTTCGCCCGGTTGCTTTCGATTTCCGCCTGACGCGAACGCTTAAGCTCTTGCGGGTTTCGCCCACGCGCTCGGATCACCTCGGCCTCATCGGCAAAACCACCCTGCACCAGCGCATCCCAGGCAGTCGCCTCATGCACCGGGTTAATCCAGGGCATCACCGGCCCCTGATAAACCGCGCCGTACACCGAATCCATGTTTACGTCGCCTGGAGGCACAAGTACGCCGCTGACCAACGCCATTTCGATAAAGGCCCGGTAAACCTTGCGCGACCAGTAGTCGATGAATTCGTGTTGCAGCAGGTCGTAACCCAGTTGCGACTCCACCAGTTCCTGACGCTGGGCCGAGTAAGTGCCCGTGTAACTGCGCGTCGCCGTGGAGTAGCCAATGCGCGTACCCGCCGCAACCGCGCGCAACTGACCGTTGCGGAAACTCTCCACAAACTGGCTGGGCCGGTTGCTTTCGATAATTCCCACGTCTTCGCCGGGCAACAGCCCGTCAAAGACCATGCCCGGGGCAATGGGAATACTTCGGGCACCGGTGGCCTGGCCGTCCTTGCCGGCAGTCGTAGGCGCAACCACGTAGTCTTCGGTCGAGCCCTTTTTGATGAACATCGCCAGGGCTGCGCTGATACGGGCGGCAACGCGCTCGCTTTCTTCGTAGTCCTTGATATCCGCCAAGCGCGTCAACACGGCGTGCAACAGGGGCTGGCCACGGTTCTGCCCGATCCGCTTGCGGTATGCGATGTGTAGCATCCGATCCGCCGGCACAAACTTGGTATCCACCGACATGCTGAAACCCAAGGCGCTGCCGGGGTGACGTTTCAGCAGGTTGTATCCGACGACACGGCGCCAGGCGTCGCGTGTGATGCCCTGGCAAATCCCTTTCGATTCGTCGTTGTAGCTCCAGGGCAGGTAATCCGGCTCCAGCAACTCCAGGGTAAAGGGCACTTTGTGCAGGTGCTTGAAGTTGGCCACCTTGCCAAACAACTGCTGGGCTAGCGCCTCACCATCGCGTAGCCAGGTGCGGCACACAAGCCGCTCCATTTGTGCCCGGGTCAACTCCCCTGACGTTTCCGGCCGCAAGGACCATTCGGCCCACAGGTCTTTGATTTGCGCCGCGAACGCCAGGTGAATGTTGCCAGCGTGATCCAGTGGCAACGGCTCCACCGCAATCCCGGCCCCACCCACTACCCGCTCTTCCAACCGGTCGAAAATACCCGTCACCAGGTCGTGGTCTTCGTCCAGCTTTCGAGCCTGGCCGCGCAACGATTCCGCGTCACGCTGCAATGAGCTGTCTGCGCTTCGCGTTTGTCTCTTCGCTTTGTGTGTGCGCGTGACCTCGGCAGCCTCAAAGGCTTGGATTCCGCTACGTGCCGCCAGGCGCCGCAACCCCGCACCCGGGCTAACCGCTGCAATGCAGCGGTCGAGGAAGTTCAACGAAACTCAGCCAGGGCATAACCCGGACTGCCCTGCGCGGCGGCGCGCTGGGCACTAACCCGGCGCTCCCATTCGCGTCGACCTGCTTGGATTTGCGGCAGTTCGGCCATGGTGTGGGTGCGGCCATTAAAAATGGTCGTTTTACCCAGCAGAATGGCGGCCTCTGCCTCCAGATACTTGTCCAGCATCTCCTGCGCGTTTATAGCCATCCGTTACTTTCCACGTTATGCCCGTCGCCAGGGGCGTCGGCTTGAGTTGATGGGGGCTCAGGCCGCGCCGACTCAATCGGCGGCTCTGATTCTTCTGGCTCATTCAGGTCGGGCACTTCCGGCACCTCCCACGCGCCCGTGGCCGGAACGAACTGAGCCTCTAAGGCCAGTTGCTCCAGATCCAGGCCGAAACGCTCCTGACTGATCCGCAGGGCGGCCAGCGCATACACAAAACAGTCGAGGGCTTCATTGCGGCGGCGGCCGCTAGTCCAGCGCTGAACCCGGCGGCCTTTGGAGACCACCCATTCTTTACGCTCGCTGGTCAGCTGCTTCATTTCGTCTTCGTCACACACCAGCTCGTTAAGCGGCAAGTGGATGCACTCAGGCACTGGGCGGTCGCCGTCCGGTTCGATTTTCAAGCGGCTGTAGATCAGCTCCTTGGCGTTGTCCGTGCCTACCTCAGTGAGATAAACCCGGTCACCCTTGGTCTTTTTCTTCGGGAAGGTGGCAATCTTCTTGCCGTAGGTCGCAGCACCGAACACCGGGATAACCCAGGTGACGCCGTGCTTTTTACTTTCCTTGCGAACTTCGTCCGAGTAGTGACCACCGGAGTCCCAGCACCAGCGCTCTACACGCATGAGCGTGCCGTCTTCGCGGGTGAACTGGCGGCGTATTTCCTGGCCCACTTTCTTGCGCAGTTCAACGCTTGCGGGGTCACCGGTCAGTACCCAACGGTGAACCAACCACGCTTCCTCACCGGCGCCAAAGGCCCAAACACGGCCCTCATAACGGTCATCCTGCGTGTCAATCCCGCCGAACAGCGCGACGCCCCGGGCGGGTACTTTCAGGTAGTTGCTACGCCGCTTGGCCAGCACTTCCCATTCCAGTTTCTCACCTTGGTCTTCTTCCCAGGCTTCGCCTAGGGTGGTGTTGATAAAGGTCTTGAGCTTGCCCCGGTCCTTGCCGACCTTCAGCCATTCGCTGACCACCGAAGCCCAGGTAACGAACTCGGAATACACGGTCCAGATGTGGAACGTGACAGACCGCGGCGTGGTGATCGGCTGATCATCAGCAGAAAACCACTCCATGCCGTCGCGGGTCCAAATACCTTGGCGCTCGCAGATGTAGCGCCCAGTAACTGAAGCCTGAATCATTTCGTGGTATTCGAACGTGCAACCGTTGCCGGACTCGCACAAGTACCAGGCTTTCTCTACCTGGCCGTATACATCGAGACGCCAGCGCATGCCGTAAGGCTTGTCGAAGGCTCCCCATTTCAAATGCTGCTCTGTGCCGCAACACGGGCATTTGATGTTGAACCGCAGGAAGTGCGGCGACTCATCAGCCGCGCGGCTGATTTGGCAGCCCTCCCCCACTGACTCGTCGTCCTCACCGCCGGCAACGATCACCCCAGGCGTTGACCCGCGAATCGACTTAGGGAACGTTGCACCCTCAAGGCGCTTATCCCCCAGCATCGTCGGGGAGCCTTCCCCCTCAATATCGGCGTCGAACTTCGACAACTCGTCGTAAATGACTTCATCCGGGCTTTTCTCCCGATAGTTGCGCGCGGCCTTACCACCCAGGCACCACAACATTTTCGAGTTATCAAAACGCTTTTCGTCCAGGGTGTTATCCCGGTGCTTCACGCCGTACCAGGGCGCCAAGGCGCGCACCAGGGGAACGTCACGAATCATCGTTTCGATGTGCCGTTTCATCATGGTGTCGGCATCGGGGTCCGTCGGGCACCACGACAACACGTTGCGTTTCTTGTGCTGGATCTTGTAGCCCTTGTTGGCTACCAGCATCTTGGTATAGCCAACCCGTGCGGACTTCAGCACGTTGACTACAGCGATCAGGTCATTGCCCATCGCATTAAGAATGGCGACCTGAAATGGCGCCGTGGTCCAGCGCCCCTCCTGATAGGACGACTCGGAGGACAGGTAAAAATGCTTATCGGCCCACTCAACCGCCGTCAGTGGCGGTTCCTTGTAGAGACCGGTCAGGCCCTTACGGACGCTATCAATCAGCGCCCTCATCCAGGGCTTCGACGAACTCATCTAGAAGCTCCGGCAAGGTGTCGGCCAGGTTGACCGCTTCGTTCCGCGTAACGGCTATTTCACGTTGGATAGCCTCGATGTGACGCACCTTGATATCCGGGTGCTTGCGTTTCACTTTGATGTGAATGGTGTCCAGGGTTGAGCCGAGCATCGCGCTCAACTTGCCCAGGGCGAACAGGCAGAAATCCACCGGCACCAGCTTTTTGGCTTTCACCCGATTACGCATTTCCTGGGCGTCGGCTTGCTCAGTGGTCAACCGCAGCTTCTGCTGCGCTTGCTTGTACTCAATAAGCGGATCAATGGGTTGGCCGTCGTCATCGAGCGGTTGTTGTTTCTCGCCCTTGTGAACCAGCCGGTTATCCAGCACAGAACGCACGTCATAAAACGACTCCCGGCCGATCTTGGCGATGGGCGTCACCCCCCATTTATCGAAGGCTTGCGTGGTAATCCCGAGGCTGTCCGCCATGCGCGACTTGTTCAGCCACTCAGGTTTACGGGTGATCGATTGATTAGCCATAACTACACAACAACCAACCTTTGAAAATGGGTCATATATAGCGAAGACGCGGGGCCCGAATTACCCCCAATGGGGGGTGGGGTCCGGGAGTACCTTTTCGATAATTATTCTCGTTGGCGGCGTACTGCCGGCCAGTGCCGTGGTCATTTCGCCTTCAGGACCGCTTCAGCCAGGGCCTGGTGCGTCTGCTCGAGCAAGTTCTCGCGTACAACGCGATCAGCGACGCCGTAGAAATCGAGCCGATGCTTGTAGGTTGGGCGAGCGGCGAAGGCCAGCATGATGCGCAACCCCGCCGAGCCCTTGCCCGTGCGCTGCGCAATACCAATGGCCTTGCTGCCCTTGCCCAACACAAAGAAACGCTTTCGATTGCTACGACTCCGGCGGCTATCGGTGCTGTTGGCGTACCGATCGCCCTGGGCACCCAGTCCCGAAAGGATCTTTTGCATCACACCGCGACTGATGTTGCCGTGACCATCCAATGCCATGCCACTGCCCGGCATCAGGAAGCGACCAGAAGACAGAATGCCCCGGGCACCCAACAGCTTTTCGCTACGTTTGGCCTGGCGATCACCTCCGTCAACCTCAGGTAGAAGCCAGCGAATCGGCGCGTCAGCCTTGGAGGCGTAATCCTTAACCCAGACCACCGCGCCCGGCCCGCCCTTCTTGGCTGGCCGGACAAAAACACTGTTGAGCGTAAATCGAGTAGGCCGGTCAAACACCCGGGCCATTTCCTCAACCTCCGCCGTCTCGACCAGTTTTGCGGTACGGGTCTGAGCCAACGCCAGAGCAAACGGCATCTGCCGCTGCTCCAGATTACTCAGTGTCCTTTTGAGAAGGTCGCCACCCTTGGTATCGATCTTGATCATGGCCTCTCCGTCCCATCTAGACGCTCATTGTCCGCTTGCATTACGGCCCGAAGCCGGGGTACTCACACCGGCCTTTCGTGCCAGGAACTGCGTGTACAGCCCACCTGCAACGTCAGCGCCTATTACAGCGATTACGATGCCGAGACCAGCCGCCAGGTAGAGGTTGTTCCAAAGAGCCATTGCGAGCAGCAAAGTGGCCATACCCAACAGGCCAGAAGCGAGAAAGCGCAGTGCTACTCGCTGAAGGATTTGGCGAAGGCCCAGGTCACTACCTGATGCGCGAAGCATTTCTCCAGACAAACCGGCGAGGCTCAGCAGAACCAACAACCACAGAGGTACATCGGTCAGTGCCTGATGCTCGGAGTTCATCTTGAGTCCTCAAATAGGTCGGCCTCCACGTCGCTGGCATCCGCTTTAGGCAAGGAGACAGGCGTGGGGCCGAAAACAAAAAAGCCCTGCGCTGTGCAGGGCCTGAAATTGGTAAAAAAAACCCGGCTCGATGGCCGGGTTCTTGAAAGCGTCTCGCTGCGTTCACAGCAGTTCACGCTGCAATGAAAACAGACCTATTCCGCGCGGAAAAGTCTTTTTACTCGCTCTTAGCTGAATTCTTCCATTTTGGTTTCTTTCGGCGACGTCCAAACTCAAAAGAATGACTAAGAATATCTGCGTTGTTGATCGTTATGGAATCCGACACATGGACAGGCGAAATGTCGGAAAACTCTGCTATTAGTTCAGCTTGAGACTCAGTATTTGAAATCACCGCTTCGTAGCCAAACCTGCAAGTCTGTGCATTAACATGTTCAACCCATTCGCCAGAAGGAGCATCAGAATGTACCAAGCCCCGGCGAACAAAGTTCTCTCTGTACTCCGTTGCGCCTACTAGTAAAAGCTTTGGACTGATCGGAAACTGCACAGTTATAGGGCCGTTAAGATTTATCGTATATGGCCTCTGCTCAAGAAATGGAAGCGACGAATCAAACCAAGCAACAGGGTTATCACTTGTTAAAAAAGGTGTATCTGTTTCATTATGAAAAATCACCCAGCCAACGCTATCAATTAACTGGCCAATTCCTTTAATTATCTCAACCATTGCATGAATGCTTTGGTGTGGATCAATAGACACATCAAGTCTATCGATTAAGTCTTCGCTGCCTTTAGGTAGCGGAGGGAGCTTACCCTCACGATACATTTTCTTGGTTAACCCTTTAACCATGGCTGCCAACGCTAGCTCGACAGCGTCACGGCAGGCCGGAACTCGAGCGCGCTGTATTGTCATGAAATCGAACAGAGTACTGAGGCTATCATTGACATCTTCACGGGCCTCAATCCTCTTTACCAAAGGCGGCCAAGCTCCTTCATAGTCGCAGAAAAAATCCTCCAGTTTATTATTATCCATGCCACCTTCCGGCTTAGGCTGAGAATAATAATAGCCCTGAAACTGTGTAGCATCCGGCACTAGTGGTAATGGCCTGCCATCGCCATCCTTGCGATAAACTAGAACTCGTCCCGCCTTATTACAGAACGAGTTCATATAGGCTTTCGGAATGAAGTGATGTCGCTTTTTTTGATTCATCCTGTTATCCGACCCGCATTCAAAAGGATGATTTTAGCTCATCAATTAGGCTGCCTGTCGCATCATTTCCACCGCACAATCAACCCAAGCCACTCCTGCGCGCACCAGTTCCCTAGCCTTTCCCTCACTCAGCCCGTAATGCTTTCCTACTCGCAACATGGGCCATTTCGCACCAAAGTACAGCCAGATCACGTCCCCCATCTGCTGATCGCGATGGGCCAGTCTTGCAACTGCGCCATCGATAGCCGTCGCCCATTCGTCAGTAATGCAGTAGCTTTTGCTCGATGATGGATAAGCGGTAGCTTGTCGCATCAGCGCGAGGGTAGGCGATGTGTAACCTGGCATCCCAGCACCGTCCATCCGCCACCATCCCCACTGCTCAAGCAGGTATTCGGTATCCCCCAATGGCCGGCCAGCCGGCTTACGAATCATCATGCTCTCAATCCCCTGTGTAATTTGTTCCGCCTGCTCCCAGGCGGTTTGGTTGCTCGTATTGGCTCTGTGGCCCTATCGCTGTTGGAGGAGTCTTTAATGCCAAGACTTCGCGCTGTACCTGCTGCAATTTGAAACTCAACTGGGTGACCAACTCGTCGACAGAAAGCACCAACTTTGTCCCCTGAACAATCCAACCAGAGCCGTTGCAATCCGTGCATACCAACTCATAAAACACCCCCGCTACCACCGCCCTACCCTTGCAGATCGAGCAAGGTTCAAGCTCGATCCGCTCCCGCTTAAAGCCAGGCTCCTGACGTTTCTGCACGTTTTAAATCCTCGCCCTTAACAAATTGTGGTTCTGGATCGCAGGCCCCGCCGTTCAAGGCGTCTACGAGGTTTTGCGAATCTTCATATCTAACGCCTGTCTGCCCGTGAATCGCCTTTAAGCCACGCTCATCTAACCAGTTGTGCCACTTCACCAATGCCAGATGACGTTGCTCTTTGGCCTGGGTGTTGATGTAGGTGGAGGCGATCTTGCCCAGCGAGTGGTTGAGCAGCATCTCGCCGATGTGTCCGTCGACGCCGAGGTCAGTCCAGGCTGTGCGGGCCACCTTGCGCAAGTCGTGACTGGTCCAGGCGCCCTGCCCCAGCCGAGTAAACACGGCGCTCGCCTGGTTGTCGCTCAGCGGCTTGCCACGGCGTGACGGGAACAAGAAAGCCCCTTCATATCCCTGGGCGGTCTGACGGTCACGGTAACGACGCAGCAGCGCGGCAACCTGGTCGGTCAGTGGGACGCGCAGCTCGGTCTTAGTCTTGGTGTGTTCGGCCGGCAGGAACCACTCGCGTTCTGTCAGCGCAATGTCGGCCCAACGGGCCTGACGGGTCTCGCCGATCCGGGTGCCGTGGCACAGCATCATCAAGGCCAGCATGGCGTCACCCGGTGCGCTGTCGAAGCGCTCAGCCAGCAGTGCCACCAACTCAGGCAACTGAACATCCCGCAGGCGTGCGGCCTTAGGCTGGATGCGCGCCGTGGTGAAGTTGCTGAACTTGAGCTCAGCCATCGGATTGAAGGGGATCAGGTCCAGTTTGCGCGCCTGGCGGAAGGCCATCGACACCAGTCGGTACAGCTGCTGGACGTACGACAGGGACAGCTCTTCCTGGGCAGGCCACATCAGCAGTTTGTCCAGGGTCTGCGCGTTTACGTCGGTGATCAGCAAATCATCCAGGCGCGGCTTGAGCTGGCAGCCAATCGCAGATTTGATGGCTGACCGACGCTTGCCGCCCAACGACCGCGACTTGGCCATACGGTCACCGAACCAGTCCAGCAACTCCCCCACGGTCACCCAGCCGGAAACGCTGGCCGCGCCGTCGGCAGCCACACGCAGCCGCACCGCCGGCAAAGCCGCGACCACCTGCTTGCTGCTCAGGTCAGGGAAATGTCCGATCAGATGCCACTGACGCTTGTTCAGCAGGTACCAAGAGCCGCGAGTGCGATTCTTGGCGAACCGGAAGTGCAGCGCCGGGTGACTGGCGTCGCGCAGATCGCGCACATGCTCAAGCTTGGCATTGCGGACAATCTCGGCATCCGACAGCTTCACCGTCAGGGTTTTGATTTGGGTGCTCAAACGCTCACCTTCCCTTCTTTGATCAATATGGCCTGGGTGCGCATGACGCCCTCGGCGAGAAACAGACGGATCTCGTATTTGGTCAGCTGCCCGGGCGCACGCAGGCGTCCATCAGCGATGTCGTGGCAGTACCCGCAGGCCCAGGCGCCCTGGAAGTCATTTGGCTTCAAACCCATGCCGCAGGTACCAGCCAGACGGTAGTGAGCCAGGACGGTGGTGGACGAGTCGCAGCCACACCCCGGAAACCGAACCTGGCAGTCTCTATCCCGGGCAGCGCTGGTAAGTTTGCTCATTGGGAGATCCCGGCACGGCAGGCTCGCAGTTCGGCCAACGCCTTGTTCCCGACATCGGGCGTTATCTTCGGCGCCGGGCCGGGCAGTTCAGCCGCGGGAACGGCATCCAACTGCTCGCCCTGCCAAATCCGGCGGCACTGGTTCAGGTACTGCCTTTCGAAGCTGGCCAGGCCGAGCTCACGGGACAGCAGAGGGAGACTGTGGAACCCGGCCGCAGCAGTAGCGTGATAAACGGCTGGGTGGTACCACTTCGAACAATTGCGCATGGCTGGATGGCAGTTGCGCAGCGCCTGGGCGTATGCAGACTCAACGCTTGGCAGGCCCAGGCCTTCCGGTGCGAAGCACCAACTGACGAAAACACCAGGGGCTGGCACGAAGGCCGATTTGCTCGCGCTGACTACGCGCATACCGTGGTCGATTTGCTCCATTTCGGTGATGCCGGAACGCATGAACTCACCGAGCCATTCAAGCTTCGAGGCATTCATGACGGCCTCGGTCGGCCAGGATTGACGCCATGCACCACACGCGCCGCGTAGCCTAAGGAACAGGTCATCAATCACTGCCCGGGTGGCATCATCAACGGCAACTACGGCGGGCGACTGGTCTGGGCCTTGGTACGTTGGATCGCATTGGCGGCGAGAGACCAACTGACTTGCCATCACAGGCTTACTTGATCGGTTCACAGGCGCACCCCCTTCGATGCCCAGTCACCTGCCGGAGGTTCCTCTTCAACTGAGGTTGCCCCCTGAGCGCGCTCACGCTTGATCCAGCCAGCCAGCTTGAAGCACCAGCCGGCGGCGCTATCAACGACCGCTGTCTTGGCGACGAAGAAACCTTTGAAGCGGGCGATCAGGTCGTCGGTTGCGCAATCTTCTGGAAGGCCGGCGATCTTCAATTGAGCCTTTAGGGCCTCGGGTGATGGTACGAACTCAGCAAACATTGCGAACCGTTGACGGTCGTCTTGGGACTCCAATGCCTGGCGATCCTGCTTCGCGACAACTTCCGAAATCTCGCGCTGCTGCTGTTCGGTTAAATGATGGTTAATTGATGTATTGGGTGCAGTGGCTGCACCCCGTTCTGTCGTAGGCTGCACCCCGTTCTGACCAAGGCTGCACCCCGTCGCATCTTCACGGGGTGCAACTACTGCACCCCGTTTGATCATGAGGTCATACACCACCGGACGCCGGTCATGGCGATCGATATACACGGCCGCCAGTGCCTGATTGCCACGAACGATGAGGCCGCACTCTTCCAGCAGATCAAGCTTGATGCGCACGGTGCGCTCGGAAAGCCCTGTGTCATCGGTGAGCGTTTTGGCTGACGGAAAGGCCCCGGCACCGTTTGAGCCTGCGTAGTTGGCCAAGCACAGCAGTACATGCCGAGCGCTGGAGTCTTTGAGGGTTTGCACGGGCAGAGAAAGCGCCCATGACATGGCTTGAACGCTCACAACGAGTTCCCTTGGATATTTTGTACTGGTGCGGCGGTACGACTGATGTGTCGTGACACGTTTTGAAGTCCGGCAGAAAGTGTCGTGACTTGGGGGGTATTGCCAGGGATAGGTATCGTGCTCATAATGGCCCCGTAGTGTTTTACAAGTTGTTGAAAGAGCCGGGTTGCAGCCCGGCTTTTTTACGCCTGCGATTCAGGCGTATTGGTGTTCGGAGCACCCGTCGTAGCTTTTTGAGTGCACACCACAAGTTCCAGGGAGGACGAAAATGAAGATTAATGGCGTTGTTTCGGGTGGGAATCAGCGAACCGGGCGCTGGGCGATTCGCACAGAGAACGGCTTTGCCGTGGTCGATCTGATGCAGGGAGAACTTCACTTTCGTGACGCGGTAACTGGTGACCTCGACAGTTACGGTCCGGTCGTTTTGATAAACCGGACAACCGAAGAACCTGTCGAAGTTTGCGTCGAAGCAATTCACGCAAGCCTAGATGCAGCAAGAGCTCTAATTCAGAGTAGATAACACCGCTCTCAAAATGGCCGCCGAGCCAGAGCCGCTTGGCACCACCCCATAGCTTTCCTCTCCCCGCCTCGATCTCAACCTTTTGCTTTGCCATCTGCCTTCCTCCCCTTTGCACTGTATGAATTAACAGCCGATTCCGAATCGCTTCTGCTCATGAGCAAATCGCCGGATAATTACTTCAATCGACGACGACGAGCCTCGCAACCTGAGAAGGAAACGGACGCAGTTCAGTCGCTCTGAATGTGCCATCAGGATTCTCAATGACCCGGATATCCCTTCCAGCCGATATGGCTTTGTGAATGGCCGGGGGTGACACTCGGAGTTGCCTCGCGGCTTCTGACTGCCCCTTGCTGGCCACAAACTCATCGAGCGAGCTTTCTTTCATGGTGGTGCCCCAAATTTTCTTCGAATGGATATTAACCATCTGTTAATTATTTATCAATACCGATGGTTTCTTCCAGTCGTTAACCAATGGTTATAGATTGAACGCATGACGAAGAAACGAATCCTCCCGCCAGATAGGCTTGCTGAGTGCACTGCAGCTCACGAACTTTTCTTGGCAAAGAAAAACGAACTGAAACTGAGTCAGCGAAAAATCGCGGACGCGGCCGGGATGACGCCTTCCGCGGTGAACCTCTACTTCAAAGGCATCAACCCGCTGAACGCTCAGTTCGCAGCCGTGCTATCTGAGCAACTGCAGGAGCCGGTTGAGCGCTTTAGCCCACGACTTGCGGAAGAAATTGACAAGCTCACCAGGGCCGCACCAGAGCGCCCTGCCGTAATGAGTAACGCAGTCTTGGTCGGCCCAATGGATGTTTGGGACGATGACACGCCACTGGATGACGATGAGGTCTACGTGCCATTCCTAAAGGAAGTGGAGCTATCCGCGGGAACTGGAAGGACTGCAATCGAGCAGTCGCCAAAGCAAAAGCTACGATTCGGAAAGATGACACTTCGTCGCCAAGGTGTTCAGCCTTCAGAGGCAGTTTGCGTAACTGTTGCGGGTAACAGCATGGAACCAGTGCTGCCCGATGGAAGCACCGTAGGCGTTGATCGCGGAACAACATCAATCACCGATGGGAAGATGTACGCGCTAGATCACGGTGGGCAGCTGCGAGTTAAAACTCTCTATCGGCTCCCTGGCGGCGGGATAAGAATGCGAAGCTTCAACCGGGAAGAGCATCCAGACGAGGAATACACGCCGGCAGACATGCTGAAGAACGAAATCGCCGTACTTGGAAGGGTCTTCTGGTCATCAGCTCTTTGGTGATAACCCCCACCACAAAAAATCCCGCTCGAGCGGGATTTTTTTCGCCCACAAAAAAATAGTTAACCATCGGTGTTGACCAACTTTATAAACCGATGGTTAACTATGTCTATCGCCGGATAACAACCGGCCAGATGGAAGGCAGCGATGAACCGGCCTCAATGGTTCAGAGGGTTGGCAACTGACCCGGGCGTGCAGCGTAAAGCGCCAAGACGAGTTATCCAGCGGGAGAACAAGCCGAAAGGCCCGCGGCTGGACAAACAATTTGATGAGGCCGGCGGCAGCGCCAGTAGCGGGAAGCCGGCAAGCGACACCAGAAGCTTTCACTTCTGCACCTGGTGACGGGTGCAGCGGGAAAACAACCGGGAGTCACAACGATGAACGAGATCATCAACGGCGCATGGAAGGGTCACCTCGGTAGGGGCCTTGCGCCTAAAGAACTTCAGTACTTACTGGCCGCTGCCCAGGGCATGACGGCCAAGCAGATCGCCAGGCAATTCGACGTTGCAGCCTGCACCGTGGCCAAGCGCCTTTCCTGCGCCATGTTCAAGCTCGGCGTTACCCGCCAGACCGCGATGATCGCCGAGGCCATGCGCCGCCAGATCATCTCGCCGATGTGCTTCGCCCTGGCGGCCCTGATCGCAATGCACGCAATGATCGGTGACGAGTCGATGCGTCGTGACCGCCGGGTACCAGAACGCCGGACAGCGCAAGTCAGGATGGTCCGCCGCGCCGAACAGCCGGTGCTGCTCGCCTGATTCATAAGGTGGCCACTGCCTGCCCAGTGAGCGAGCAATGGAGGATAGGCGGCCATGTGAACCACTACGCACCCAAGACCCCTAGGCGTCGACCAGCGTTCACGTATGGGGGCATATGTAACGCTCCGAAAGCCCGGGCAACCCCCGGGCTTTTTTACGCCTCGCCTTTATCCGTCAGCACCCTCCCCTGCGCCCAACGGCAACCAGCAGGCGGTCAGGGTGCTGACGAATAAACGCAACCCAACACCGAGGGACAAGACATGCACCCATCAATGCAAGCACGCTCCGAAGGGCTCGCAGCCCTCCGTGTGCGCGCAACCACCGCCACCGCCGCGATGTACGCCATGATCGGCAAGGAACAACCCGCGCAGGAGGTTCGCTTCCAAGTCGTCAACAAGGGCACCGGAGCCTATCACGTCGTAGAGCGCTCCACCGGCAAGGTCATGGGCATCTGCTTCACCTGGAAGGCAGCGATCAACCGGGCCCAGGTGCTGGAGGCCCGCGCAGACGGCAAGAAGATCAACATCGAAGGTTGGTCGCAATGATTGGCTTACCGATGGCCAACCCGAAAGACGCAGTGATTGCCGATCTGCATCGCCAGATGGACGCATTCTTCGACGCCGGCAACAAGGCCGAAGAGATTGCCGCCGGCGTCAGCGGTGAAGTCGGCGGCCCGATCAAAAGCACCCGCACCATCAAGCTGAAGGCTGCCCGAGACAAGGATGTGCCCAAGCTGAAGGAACTGGCTCAAGCAGGCCTGACTGCCATCGAGGCCGCAAAAGAGTTCGGCACCGACAGCAAGCGGGCTCGCCTGATCGCTCAGGAAAACGGCTTCAAGTTCGCGGACAGCCCGGGAAGCGCATCAGTAACCAGGTCCGGCAACGCCGGCGGCAGGCATGGCTTAATTTGCCAGCATATGAAATCGAAGAGGTAGGCCATGCCCGAGGAAGAGCAGCAGCCGACGGCGGAAGCCATGAAGCAGCGCCGCAAGCGCGAGAAGGAAGCGGCGAAGAACGCTGCATTGGGAGTCGAGAAATTTACGGTTGAGGTCGCCGGCGTGTTCAAGGCCGACCTGAAGCGCCTGATGAAGCAGCACGGCTTCAACAACCAACAGGAAGTTCACCAGACCCTGCTGCGCAACGTGATCGCCGCCAACTTTGAAACAGCGGCGAAGATGCTTAAATGTGTCACGACACCTTATGTGCCTAGCGATAAGGTATCACGATCATTTGATGCGGCATGCTGGCGCCATCTTGCCGATGACCACGGCGAGCCAGAGGACGAAATCGTTCCTCCCGCATGATCCACCATGCGTACCGAAACCGGAGTCCATATCGGTTAATGAAACTACTTAAGCAGCGCAAATTCTGTTCTGGCGAGCGCGATAAATCCGCTCGTCACTTTAAGTAGTAGCTCCGAGCTTCCGAGCCTCCTAGCAAGAAGCGATCTTGAAACAATTGCGGCAATTTCCTTATTAGTTGCGTTTGGTTTTCTCTTGAGCCGCGCCACCAAATCAGCGATGTGCTCACTTGAAACCGTCGCTGGCAATCCTAGGAGGTAAATAATTTGCGGATCAAAAATATCGATCGCGGTACCTACATTTTGAAAATTACTATCTCTGACAATGAAGTCGCCACAGTTAGACATTCTGATACCGACATCAGCATCTTGTATGTCAACTCGCTCAATAAGCCCCGACATTTATTGCTCCTAATCCAGCGTTATGCCGGGTGCTTGAAGTTATATCTGTATCAGAGCGCAGCTGGAATTCCAATAGCAGAGGCCGCGATACCAAGCAGCCCTTGAATGACGGCAACCGCATTGGCTGATCGTCCTAGGTAGGTCCATAACTTCGATGCTTTGATTACTTCGAGCTTTTCTTCCTCGCTTGCTGCCGGGGTCGAGCGAAGCGCTTTGATTACCTCCAGCACATCCTCTACTGGCGTATCTTGTGGAAGCCCTAACCCTGCGAGAAGAGACGGCTTATCTCTTTCCACTATCCCGTTTATGCAGTCGATCAGATTGTTGTTAGTGAACTTTATCTCGGCATCCGAACCATGGGGTACCGAAAGCGCTGTTCCACCACCTCTGAAAGTGTTTCCCGAAACGTCCAGTTTTAAAACCATTTTCTCTCACCAATTAGTGGCATTTGAGCATCACTTAATACCCCATATCAACGCACTGTGCCAGCAGGATCGGCGGCTGATAGTCCTGCCAGATCGCGCCACCTTGCCAGATCAGCGATCAGACTAAGCCCCTGGCGGGCCTCGGCCTCAAGCGCTTCATCAGGAAGGCTCAGCAGCCGGACAACCTCATCGCCTATCAGGCGTATCGCTTCCACATCGGTTTTCGTGCTCATCGCAGTCACCGTCAGGTTTTTGCTGAGTGCAAATCATCGTCCCAATTAACGAATCACGCCAGCCGGCGAGGCGGGCGCACGCTTGGAGATAACCCATGAGCACCTTTGCAGTGTTTGGAATGACCCTCGATGTCGCCAAGACCGAGGCCCGCAAGAAGACGGCCGGCACCCGGAAGAACCCGAAGGCTCCTGGCGGCGTCGAGCCGATACCGGAAGCTGAATGGCTGGAGCTGGTCGCCAAGCGCACCGAAAAGATCATGGGGGGGTACGGTTCGCCAGCTCTCGCCGCTATTCGACGCACCGCAGTACGCCGAGCAGTTCATTGAGCTGGCCCGCAAAACGCTGAGGTGCCGCGATATGCAGATCAGAGCCAAGGCCATGTTGGTGGACGCCAAGGGCAAGCCGATCATCAACCCGAAGACGAAGGCACCAAAGATTGGGTATTCGGAATGGCCGCCGAACCAGGTACATCTGGTCGCATAAGCCCCCGCCCCCCATAATTTTGCCAGTCTATTACGGCTTGATTGCAGAGTAACCAATCGTGTATCCGTCCAAGCCCTTATAGGAAGTGGCATCCCATCCCAAAAAGCTAACGAAAGCCTCCCCAGGGCCGTTGGAGGTATCCAGGACAGGGACCACATTGAAACCTTTCTTAGTAGCGATACCGATCTGCAAGTGGCCGCCAACGTCAGTCTGGATTTCACGCCTCACCATTTCGCGTAGCGTTGAGACAACACCAGCGTCAGGCTCGTCTTTCAACTCGGCCATCAATGCTACAAAAGCTGACTCTCCACTTCCTATTGGAAGGTAATAACCCGGCCCAATCAGAATTCGAGCGACGTTGAAGTGAAAATGTTCGCCAGCAATGCTGGAAACAATCACAAATGCCGCAAACCGATTCTCGTATGGGCAAAACCCGAAAACAAAAGCATCAAAGAAAAATTGGGATTGGATCTCTGCCACGCCCTGCCTGGATGACATATCAATCACCTGACGATTGCCAATCTCTGCGTAGAGATTGGCAACAGACTCAACACTAATTGGTTTCTTGAACCCTTTTTTCTGGGCGAAGTTTTGTGTACACGCTGATGCGATCGAGTGCGTGCTCATTGCTGCAAGGGTTGACCCAGCGTAAGCGAATCCAAAACTGTGGCGTTTGCAAACTCGCCATTTGGTGCTGGTCAAATTCTCATGGCAAACAACTGGGATAGGAAAGATTTTAGGTCCGCTATCAGTCAAAACTCGAGCACCGCCCGAAATACGGGTATCAGCGGCGACCCATAGTTCCCCGAACTTTTCTCGATACCAAACCACTGCAAGAGTCATAGAAGCTCCCTCTCCAAAGATTATCCACTGTAGCTGATCTAGACCACTACTACTCCACCGCCCGGGTATGGCCCGGCAAGGACTCCCCATGCCTACAGAAAACAAACCGGCTGATCCCTTCGGGGCGAGCGGCCGCACCTTTCACATTCACCTGAGCGTACGCGGGGCGATTCGCGATTTCAGCAAGCGCCAACTCAAAGGCATGTTCCGCGTTGACGGGCGTGAATGCACCGCCGACGAGGCGAAGGACCACCTGCTCGAAGCGCTGGCCCAGGGTAAAGAGGTGCTTCCATTCGGGCCGCCGTGTGAAGGCTTCGATTTCACCGGCGGCGGCTGCCCTGGTCATGACAAGGAGGCCGCATGAAGCGAATCTACCTCAGCGGCCCCATGACCGGCCTGCCCGGCCTCAACTTCGCCGCCTTCCATGCCATGACCACCAACCTGCGCGCCGGCGGCCACACCGTCACCAACCCCGCCGAACTCAACCCAGACGGCGGCACCTGGAACGACTGCATGCGCCGCGACATTGCCGCCCTGATGGACTGCGACACCGTGGCCACCCTGCCCGGCTGGGAGCATTCAAAGGGTGCCCGCCTGGAAGTCCTGATCGCCGAACGCCTCGGCATGACGGTTTTGGATGCCCATGATCTGGTAACGAGGGAGCCCGTGGGGTGAATCAGAAGAGATGACCGGCAAGCCAAGGCGTTGAGTTAGTAGCCCAGAGTAAGGGAGTTGTTTAACTCGCTGCTAAATGCGACGACTCACCGATCATTGCCCACATCTAAAGGGCTCGCTCCAACAACGTTATGGAGCGTCTGCCGGTTATGCGATTCAACCACGAACATCTGAAATGCACGCGCGACATGTCATTTCTAGCACAGCTCCCGAGCTCGTCTAGGACTGTTTTCAAATAAACCCCATTCCCCTTCAAAGTCAGCCGCTATAGCGGCAAGGAACCCGGCATGCCTGATGAAAGTGAATCAATCCTGCGCCAGCGCATCACCACGTACATGAGGGGCGCCGGCGGCTCCCGAGATAACTGGTTCTGCACCTGGTGGTTCCGGTTCCACATTGAGCCGTTCACCACCAAGCAGGTCCGCCGCGAACTGGAGTTGATGAAACGTGATGGCCTGGTCGAGTCGGACCACAGCCGGAGCAACAACACTCTGTGGCGGCTCACCAAGTACAAGCCTGACGAGGTGACGCCATGATCGCCACACCCTGGTTCGCCTACGTCTTCATCTACAAGGGTCCCAGGCCATGAAACAGCATCGCGTTTTGATCGGTGACTGCATTGAATCGATGCGAACGCTTCAGGATCAGTCAGTAAACACCTGTGTCACGTCGCCGCCCTACTATGGGCTTCGGGACTACGGTATGGCCGGGCAGATCGGCCTGGAGGAAACGCCTGCTGAATTTATCGCGCGCCTGGTAGAAGTGTTCCGCGAAGTGCGCCGGGTTCTGCGCAATGACGGGACGATGTGGGTGAACATGGGCGACACATACGCATCAATCGCAGGAGGCTACGCACCTGGTGGTTCAGCAGGTAAGCACGACATGGTTTCGCAGGCTACGCGCGGAGCGGTATTGCGTGGCAAGCGCCGGCCACCGCCGTTAGGGCTTAAACAGAAAGACTTGATGGGGATACCCTGGCGCCTCGCCTTCGCCCTGCAGGACGATGGTTGGTATCTGCGACAGGACATTATCTGGAGCAAGCCTAACCCAATGCCGGAATCCACCCGTGACCGTTGCACAAAATCGCACGAATACCTGTTCCTGCTGAGCAAGTCACCTCGCTATTACTATGACCAGGATGCGATCAAGGAGCCTGTCGCACTGAGCTCGATCGCGAGGATGGCCCAGGATATCGAGCAACAACGCGGCAGTGATCGCGTGCCGGGAAAGACGAATGGGCCAATGAAAGCTGTGCGTAGCAAGCGGGATAGCTTCAAGCGCGATGATTCAAAGCGAGAGCAACCTATCCCTGGGCAGTCACTGGGAACACACCGGCCAGATCGAGAGGAAAGTGCCTGGCCCTTGGACACTCGTAACAAGCGCAGTGTGTGGACGGTACCGACGCAAGGTTTCAAGGGTGCGCACTTCGCGACCTTCCCTCCGGACCTGATTAGACCTTGCATACTGGCCGGCGCACCACTCGGCGGCGTCGTGCTTGACCCGTTCGGCGGTGCCGGCACCACGGCGGTGGTCGCTATGCAGGAAGGTCGCAAATCGATCTTGTGCGAACTGAACCCGGACTATGCCGCAATGGCTGAACGCCGGATCGCGGCCGCCTGGCTAGACGGCGCGGCGCAGATGGATGTCTTCCGCGACACCGTGCAACACCCAGCAGCCTAACCCCAATCCCCCCACATGCCTGCAGGTGAGCGGCGGGCGGGATCAAGGAAGCTGACTATCAACCCAGCGCTCTGCCGCTGACATTGCTTCGTCCAGGGCCGCCGGGTAATCAGCCCACGGCCCTGCCAGCTCAGCCGCGACTTCACCCATTCCGTGAGTGTCCACCGGCTCAATGATTGTCGCGGATGCAGGCACCCGGTCGTTAGGTCTATTCCAGACGAACTTGAGGAATACCGTGTGGCCTCGGTACTCATGAGCAATTGGCACATCCAGATTGTGTGACACGCGTCCTCCCACAGACACAGTAAATTGAACGCCTTTTTTACACCCATCCCGGCGGTTCAGAAATCCGGGCAAAACGCCATTACTCCATACCCCTATGGCCATCGCAGAGCGGTGCGCCGACTTCTGCCGCCCAGCGCGGCAAGGACACCACATGTTCGCAATCAAACTCACCCTGATCCTGCTGGGCGCTTTGCTGTACCTGGTCGGCAGCGGCTGCTGGTTCTTTTGGATCGCTCCTCGCCTTCTGGAGGACGGCGAAACGGCCGACATCCTCTACGCCTTCGCCGGCACCTGCGGCTGGATGCTGATCACCTTCGGCCTGGTCATTCACATCATCAAGACAGCGCGGCCCACGGCGGCCGGCGGGAGGTAACTATGCAAACAGAAATCCTGTCGGACGACGAACTGGCCGAGATCACCGGCTACAAGCAGCGTTCACATCAGCGCAAATGGCTGAAGGACCGAAACTGGGTGTTCATTGAAAGCCGTGGCGGGCGACCGCTGGTGGGCCGGATGTTCGCGCGCATGAAGCTTGGCATGGTTAACGCCGCAATCTCAGATCCAAACCCGCCGCCGACGCGTCCGGCCTGGACGCCCGATTTCTCCAGAGTGAACTGATATGCGCCCCCGGAACACGGAAAATAGGGACTTGCCGCCTGGAATGGTGCGGCGCAAGCGCCCAAGGAAAAACGGGAAGATCTGGATCGGCTACTACTATCGGGACTCTGCCGGTAAAGAGATACCGCTGGGCACGGACCTGAGCAAAGCTCGCTTGAAATGGGCAGAACTTGAGGCCAAAGACAAACCGGCGGATCTGACAATGATGAAGGGGATCTTCGACCGGTATGTGCGCGACGTCATTCCGAAAAAGGGAGAGCGGACCCAGAAGGACAACATGGCCGAATTGAAGCAGCTTCGCCCTACCTTCGATGAGGCGCCCATCGATTCAATTACGCCGTTCAACATTGCCGGGTACCGTGATGCCCGCTCAGCGAAGGTTCGCGCCAACCGCGAGATCGCGCTCCTGTCCCACGTTTTCAACATGGCGAGGGAATGGGGGCTCACGGAACGTGAGAACCCATGCCAGGGCATCAGGAAGAATAAAGAGGCGCCGCGCGATTACTACGCCAACGCGGCTGTCTGGGATGCCGTCTACGCGGTTGCCGAACAAGAACTCAAGGAAGCCATGGACCTGGGCTATTTGACCGGACAGCGGCCTGCTGACGTGTTGATCATGCGTAGTGACGATACCGAGGGTGACTACTTCCTAGTGACACAGGGCAAGACCGGACAGAAGCTGCGAATCCTGATGCGTACCGATGCAGGGGAAAACAGCCTGGGGAGATTGGTCAGGGAGATCGGTGAAAGGAATGCTGGGCATCCGTCCAAGTACTTGTTGATCAACAGGCATGGAAAGCGGATGACGAAGGGGATGCTTCGCTTGCGCTGGGACAAGGCGCGGGAAAAGGCCCAGCAGAACGCCATCGAACAAGGCGACCCGCTGCTCGCGGCCAAGATTGGAGGGTTTCAGTTCCGCGACATCCGGCCGAAGGCCGCGTCGGAAATCATCGATATCGGGGATGCCAGCCTGCTGCTGGGACACAGCAAACAGGAGATCACAAAGCGGGTTTATAGGAGGATTGGCGCCACCGCGAAACCGTCCAAATAGGCAAAGTTTCGGAACCCCTGCCCGAAAGTTTCGGAACTCCTGCCAAAAGCAGAAGAAACCTTCTCAAACCCCAGATACGAAAAAGCCCCGACTAATCGAGGCCTTATCGTTTAATTTGGCGGGAAACCAGGGATTCGAACCCTGGGAACGCTATTAACGTTCGCCGGTTTTCAAGACCGGTGCATTCAACCACTCTGCCAATTTCCCTTGTGCGTCACAGGATTATAGTAGGCCATCCTGTCTCAGCGGGCGCCATAATACCCGAATGAAACACACTGTCAAACTCTCGCCATCGCTTGTTACAGAGCGT